ATGTCCGGTCATCCCATCCTCCCACCCGATCCGATCACGCTGCCGCTGCTGCCGCTGCGCGACGTGGTGGTCTTTCCGCACATGGTCATCCCGCTGTTCGTGGGGCGGCCGAAGTCGATCAAGGCGCTCGAAGCCGCCATGGAGCAGGGCCGCCAGATCATGCTGGTGGCGCAGAAGGCCGCCGGCAAGGACGAGCCCAAGGCCGATGACATGTTCGACGTCGGCTGCGTCAGCTCCATCCTGCAGATGCTGAAGCTGCCCGACGGCACGGTGAAGGTGCTGGTCGAAGGCGTGCAGCGTGCCAACACCACGCGCATCACCGAAGACAACGACTACTTCGTCGGCGAAGTGGTGCCGGTGCAGGCGGCCAACGAGGCCACGCCCGAGATCGAGGCGCTGCGTCGCGCGGTGACGCAGCAGTTCGACCAGTACGTCAAGCTGAACAAGAAAATCCCGCCCGAGATCCTGACCAGCATCGCCGGCATCGACGACCCGGGCCGCCTGGCGGACACCATCGCCGCACATCTGCCGCTGAAGCTCGAGGCCAAGCAGGCTGTGCTCGACCTGTTCAGCGTGCCCAAGCGGCTGGAAAAGCTGCTCGAACTGCTGGAGCACGAAGTCGACATCCTGCAGGTGGAAAAGCGCATCCGCGGCCGCGTCAAGCGGCAGATGGAAAAGAGCCAGCGCGAGTACTACCTGAACGAGCAGGTGAAGGCCATCCAGAAGGAACTCGGCGACGGCGAAGAAGGCGCCGACCTGGAAGAGCTGGAAAAGAAGATCAAGGCCGCGCGCATGAGCAAGGAAGCGCGCAAGAAGGCCGAGGGCGAGCTGAAGAAGCTGAAGCTCATGTCGCCCATGTCGGCCGAAGCCACCGTGGTACGCAATTTCATCGACACGCTGGTCAACCTGCCGTGGGCGAAGAAGACCAAGATCAAGCACGACCTGGCCAACGCCGAGCACGTGCTGAACGAAGACCACTTCGGCCTGGAGAAGGTCAAGGACCGCATCCTCGAATACCTCGCGGTGCAGCAGCGTGTCGATAAGGTCAAGGCGCCCATCCTGTGCCTGGTGGGGCCCCCGGGCGTGGGCAAGACCTCGCTCGGCCAGAGCGTGGCGCGTGCCACCGGCCGCAAGTTCGTGCGCATGGCACTGGGCGGCATGCGCGACGAGGCCGAGATCCGCGGCCACCGCCGCACCTACATCGGCAGCATGCCGGGCAAGGTGCTGCAAAGCCTGTCCAAGGTCGGCGTGCGCAACCCGTTGTTCCTGCTCGACGAGATCGACAAGCTGGGCATGGACTTCCGCGGCGACCCCTCGTCGGCGCTGCTGGAAGTGCTGGACCCGGAGCAGAACCACACCTTCAGCGACCATTACGTCGAGGTCGATTTCGACCTGTCGGATGTCATGTTCGTGGCCACCAGCAACAGCATGAACATCCCGCCGGCGCTGCTGGACCGGATGGAAGTCATCCGCCTGGCTGGCTACACCGAGGACGAGAAGCTCAACATCGCCCAGCGCTACCTCATGCCCAAGCAGGCCAAGAACAACGGCTTGAAGGACGGTGAGATGGAGATCACCGAATCGGCACTGCGCGCCATCCTGCGCTACTACACGCGGGAAGCCGGCGTGCGCAGCCTGGAACGCGAAATCGGCAAGATCTGCCGCAAGGTGGTCAAGGGCATTGCGCTGAAGAAGTACGAAGGCAAGGTCGTCATCACCGAGGACAACCTCAACGACTTCCTGGGCGTGCGCAAGTACGACTTCGGTCGCGCCGAGAAGAAGAACCAGGTCGGGCAGGTGGTGGGCCTGGCGTGGACGGAAGTGGGCGGCGACCTGCTGACCATCGAAGCCACGGTGATGCCGGGCAAGGGCAACATCATCCGCACAGGGTCGCTGGGCGACGTGATGAAGGAGTCGGTCGAGGCCGCGCGCACGGTGGTGCGCTCGCGCGCCGCGCGTCTGGGGTTGAAGGACGAGATCTTCGAGAAGCGCGACATCCACATCCACGTGCCCGACGGTGCCACGCCCAAGGACGGGCCCAGTGCCGGTGCGGCCATGACGACGGCGCTGGTCTCGGCGCTGTGCGGCATCCCCGTGCGTGCCGACGTGGCGATGACGGGCGAGATCACGCTGCGCGGCGAGGTCACGGCGATTGGCGGCCTGAAGGAAAAGCTGCTGGCGGCGCACCGCGGCGGTGTGAAGACCGTGCTCATCCCTGAAGAAAACGTCAAGGACCTGCAGGACATTCCCGAGAACGCGAAGAACAATCTTGAGATCGTGCCCGTGCGCTGGATAGACCAGGTGCTGGAGATCGCTCTCGAGCGCGTGCCCGTGGCCCTGGTCGATGAGGAAGTTGTCGCGAAGGAGGCAGCACCCAAGGCCGATGTCGTGCCGCCACTGGTTTCCGTCGAGGCGCTGCCGCACTAGAGCGACCCCAGGGGACTTGCCAGGCGCAAAGAAGCTGGCATATACTCTAGGGCTCGACTCGCCGGGTGCGGCGATGTACGGTGATGTACGGCGAGTTGAGGAAATGCGGGATTAGCTCAGTTGGTAGAGCGATACCTTGCCAAGGTATAGGTCGAGAGTTCGAGTCTCTTATCCCGCTCCAGAAATTGACCAAGAAGGGAAGCCAAGTGCTTCCCTTTCTTCTTGGTAGCATCCACTTCGGTGTGGACGCCACCCTGGCGCGATAGCAAAGCGGTTATGCAACGGATTGCAAATCCGTCCAGTCCGGTTCGACTCCGGATCGCGCCTCCAAAATTCTTCAGCAAAATCAGGCACTTAGAGGCGAAGCGCAATTTCTCGCGCCGCCTCAAGCCGCTGGAAATCCGCCACACTCCTCGGGACGCCACCCGAAATAGGTGGCAATGCCACCTCAAGACGGATTGCGCTGGGCGTCCAGTCGAGTGGCGGGAGTCTGCCGATGGCGTACCACGTCCGGCCGCGTGGGCGGCGCTGGGAACTGCGGGTCAAGCACAAGCTGCTGCCGCGGCCGTTCTATGCCACCTTCGGCGCCGAGCCCGAGGCGCAGGCTTACGGGCAGCAGCTGGATGCGATGCTGGACGCCGGTGTGCTGCCGACGGAGCTGCAGACGCCTGCACCGTCGGCCGTGGCGCCGCCGCTGATGGCGGTGGTGCGTGCGTACCTGGCCGGCGCGCCGCACCTGACACCGTCGGATGACAGGCTGCTGGCCGGCATGCTGGACGAGCTGGCACCCGTGAAGCTGAGCGAGGTGTCGTTCCGCTGGGCGAATGCGTGGGTACGCCGCATGAAGCTCGAGCAGCACCTGGCGCCGGGCACCATCCGCAAGCGCGTGGGCGGCCTGGCGCGGGTGCTGGACTGGCACCTGGCCACGCACGCCGCCGCGGATGCGGTGGCGCCGGTGAACCCATTGCGGCTGCTGCCCAAGGGGTACAGCCAGTACACCGCGGCCGAGCGCGAACGCATGGCCCAGCAGGGCTTGCCTGCGAAGGTGGACCAGCACCGCGACCGCCGGGTGCTGCCGGCCGAGGAAGCGGCCATCCGTCGGGCCCTGGCCGGCGAAAAGCGCCCCGACCGTGAGCGCCCATGGGCCGAAGCGGGCGACGCGCCCATGACGCTGTTGTTCGATGTGCTGGTGAGCACGGGCCTGCGACTGCGCGAGGCGTACCGGCTGCGGGTCGACCAGGTGGATCCGGGCAAGGGCGTGTTGCGGGTGGAAGGCAGCAAGGGCGTGCGCGGCCAGGCTAAGCCACGGGTGGTGCCGGTGCCGGTGCACCTGCGCCAGCCGCTGGCCGACTGGTGCCGTGGGCGGGTGGGGCTGCTGTGGCCCTATTGGGATGGCACGCCGGAAGGGCTGGACCCGGCCACGCGGCGGCTTTCAGCGCGGTTCCGCACGCTGTTCGACTATGCCGGCGCGGCCGGCCTGACGGAGCATGATCTGCGGCACGAGGCCACCTGCAGGTGGTTTGAGCTGCGGGACGCCGCGGGGCGCTGGGTGTTCGCCGACGTGGAGGTGGCGCGGATCATGGGCTGGTCGAGCCTGGCCATGGCGCTGAGGTACGCCAGCCTGCGCGGCGAGGATCTGGCGGCGCGACTGGGGTAGGGGTCAGCCGCCCTCGCCAACGTCCACCAGGCGGGGTAGTGGCCGCGGCTTGGGGCCGCGCCTGGCGGACGGCGCGGGTGGCCGGGTGCTTGCGGACGGTGGCAGCGGCTTGCGCCGCGCGGCGGCTTCCTCGAGGGCGAGCTCGTCCAGCCGCAGGGCCAGCGCGCCGGCCGGAAACACCCAAGTGCCGCCGGGCTTGATGCCGGGCAGGCGGCCGTCCCGGGCCATGTCTTCGACGGTGCCCTGTGCGCACCCGAGCAGCTCGGCGGCCTGGGCTGCGGTGTAGACCTGCAGCGTCATGCGCGGGGCCCCATCATGGCGTCAAGCGGGCTTCTCACTCCTGCGCTGCCCATGCCCGCCACGTGGGTGTAAATCATCGTCGTCTCAACGCTTGAATGGCCCAGCAGTTCCTGGATCTTGCGGATGTCGGTGCCGCTTTGCAGCAGGTGAGTGGCGAAGCAGTGACGCAGGGTGTGCGGCGTTGCGGGCTTGCAGACGCCGGCGGCGTGCACAGCTTCTTTCATGGCGCGCTGGATGGTCCAGTCGAAGATGTGGTGTCGCCGCCGCTCGCCGGTGTCGGGGTTGACGTGATAGTCGGCCGTGGCGAAGACATACTGCCAGGCCCATTCGCTGGCGGCCGTGGGATATTTCCTGGCCAGGGCGTTGGGTAGGTCCACGCTGGCGCGGCCCGTGCACAGGTCCACCTGGTGCCACCTGCGACGCTCTTCGAGCAGCGTCTGCAGCGGTTGCACCAGTCCGGCCGGGAGCACCGTCACGCGGTCTTTGTCGCCCTTGCCGCCGCGCACGAGCACAAGGCGCTGCGCAAAGTCGATGTCCTTCACGCGCAGCCGCAGGCCTTCCATCAGGCGCAGGCCGGTGCCGTAGAGCAGCCGCAGGAACAGGCCAGGCGTGCCGCGGGTGGTTGCCAGCACGGCCGCCACTTCCTGCACCGTCAGGACCGTGGGCAGGCGTTGCGGCTGCTTGGCGCGCACGATGCCGTCCACCCAGCGAATGCCGTGAAGCGCTTGGCGCTGTGTGCTGGCGGATACCTTGCCTTCGGTGGCCAGCCAGGTGAGAAAGGCCGAGACCTCGGCCTGCCCCATGTCCTTCGGGTGCCGCTTGCCAGACCACAGGATGAAGCGCTTCGACCAATGCCAGTAGGCCTGGAAGGTGCGCCGGCTGTAGTGGCGCACTGAGCAGGCCTCGCGCATTAGGTCTTCGATGCGCTTCGGCGGCTTGGTGTCGCATAACACGGGCGGCGCGTCAGGCGTAATTCCGGCCGGTGCTTGTAAATCAATGACTTGCATCGCGTCGTGCCGTGTTATGCAACGGAGATTGAATTAGCGTGCTGGCGAATTGAAGTTAGGCGCCACGCGGCACTCGTGGCAGCGTCTTGTCGGCCTCGTTCAGTGCATCGCACATCCACTGTGCATAGCGCGTCCGCAGCGCGTCGCCGCCGAAGTCGCCGCCCACACGGATCAGCGCGTCAAAGATGAAATCCTCGTCGCTGATCGCCCGTCCGCCGTCAGACACCCTGAACCGTGGCCCACCATCGCGCGGACGTTGCTCGCTCGCCAAATAGAGCCCTTCGGACACAGCGCCCAACCGGTCGTTCGAGCCGAGTGCCCCCGGCGTTGCTTCTGTGGTCATCGTTTCCTCCGTGGCCGGGGTCACCGGCTCAGCTCCAACGTTAGCCGGCTCGCAGCGGGCCGAGATAAGCGCGCGGCATTTCGGGCACGTAACCGCGTCGTCGCTCATCACCCAGGTCGCGCGCTTCATGTCAATGGCGCGCGGCTTCGGAAAGCACAGCGCGGACACGCGGCCCTGCGCGTTGATCTTGTCGCCACGGTGGCGCATGCGCGTGGGCGGGAGTGGCGGGCACTCCATGCTCATGCTGCCGCCCGTGCGCGGTACGTGGGATGCGACTCACCAAACACCGTGAATCGGTGTTCCGGTGCGCCGTCACGTTCTTCAGCCACCACCACGTCAGCCGGTGTGCCGCCAACAATGGTGTAGTCCGCGCTGGCGGCGTCGTCCCACTCTGCCCACTTGGTCGCCGCGCTCTCTGCGTCGTAGGCCAAGATTCGGCGCCCGTCCTCTTTGGTTGCGCCACGGTCGGGGCACCACACGCGGTACTCCGTGCCTCTCATGCTGCCAAACATACTCATGCAAAGTTCTCCTCGGTTTTCAAACAGCCGGCTAACCCCTCGCTGAAAGGGAGCACCAACAGCGAGTCGCACTGGTGGCGCATCGGTAGCAGTGTGGTCAGTCATCATTTCCTCGCGCTGTTGGCGCCCCCTTAGCTCGAACGTTGTGCTTCACTGCGGCGCGCCACCAGAAAGCACTCGGGCCGCCAGCGCCTCGACTTGCTGCACCTCGGTGTGCATCGCGCTCAGAAGCTGCATGGCCTCGTCTTCCGGGAACTCGGCCACCTCAAGGCCCGCGTCCAGCGCAGCACTGAAGCCGGCGTAGAACATCATCATCGCCAGGCCCTGCTCGCGCTTCGGCAGCGCCTTGTCAATGCCGCTCGCCTTGACGTGTTCGCGCCAGCGGCCCGCGATGGTCAGGAACTGCTGCGCGCTCACTTGCGGTTCCTCCGGCGCGAAGCCGCCGCGATCTTGGCCTTCGCCTTTTCCTTGCGCTTGTCGCGGCCCCACTTCGCCAGCGGGTGCTGTCCGCGCATGTTCACCTTGGCCTCGGTGCCGACCATCGCGGCAAAGCGCATCTTGGCCTGCGCCATCTTCTCCAGTTCGTCGGGCACCGCAGCCCACTCGCCAGCCATGCCAGCCGCAGCGGCCAGCGCCATCAGTCGTCCACTTCGCAGTTCCATTTGCGTTCCTACAGTTGCGCGCTTCGGGTGGGTGAAGCACAACCCCTCGCTCGAACCGAGCCCCAACGGCCGGTCAACAGTCAAGCATTCCTTGTCAGTTCGTGCCGGCCGTTGCGTCCGGTTAAGCTCGAACGTTCGGCCTCACACCCGCGCCGGGTCGCGCGACCTGGCAGGCGCATCGCGCGGGCCGCCGGTTTCCTTGCTGCCAACCGGCTGTAGCTTCGGCTCGGTCACCTCCAGTTGGAAATCATCGAACGTCTGCGCCTCGCAGGGCTTGCCGTCCTTGTCCAGCGCCTGCGGTTGCAGCGTCATGCGCCAGCAGCCGTTCAGCCATTCGGTGCGGGCCACGCACACGCCAGCAAAGCCGCTCACGGTGTCGCGGGCCTTGTCGCCCAGTTGCACATTCACCTTGGTCATCGTCGTTCTCCAGTTGTGCCCTTGCGGGCGGTTGGTAGCGTCGGCCACCAGTGAGGCCGAACCCTGCGCTCAAGCGGAGCGCCTACATCAGTTGTGGGTGTCGTCACCAGCAGCACGGGGCGCCCGCTTAGCTTCGACGTTGTGCTTCACTGCGGCGCGCCACCAGAAAGCACTCGGGCCGCCAGCGCCTCGACTTGCTGCACCTCGGTGTGCATCGCGCTCAGAAGCTGCATGGCCTCGTCTTCCGGGAACTCGGCCACCTCAAGGCCCGCGTCCAGCGCAGCACTGAAGCCGGCGTAGAACATCATCATCGCCAGGCCCTGCTCGCGCTTCGGCAGCGCCTTGTCAATGCCGCTCGCCTTGACGTGTTCGCGCCAGCGGCCCGCGATGGTCAGGAACTGCTGCGCGCTCACTTGCGGTTCCTCCGGCGCGAAGCCGCCGCGATCTTGGCCTTCGCCTTTTCCTTGCGCTTGTCGCGGCCCCACTTCGCCAGCGGGTGCTGTCCGCGCATGTTCACCTTGGCCTCGGTGCCGACCATCGCGGCAAAGCGCATCTTGGCCTGCGCCATCTTCTCCAGTTCGTCGGGCACCGCAGCCCACTCGCCAGCCATGCCAGCCGCAGCGGCCAGCGCCATCAGTCGTCCACTTCGCAGTTCCATTTGCGTTCCTACAGTTGCGCGCTTCGGGTGGGTGAAGCACAACCCCTCGCTCGAACCGAGCCCCAACGGCCGGTCAACAGTCAAGCATTCCTTGTCAGTTCGTGCCGGCCGTTGCGTCCGGTTAAGCTCGAACGTTATGGCGCTCCCGCTGGGCTACAGCAGAAGCGCGTCGGAATGTTTGCGTAATAGTTGACTGCGGCGCATGGCCTTGCACGCAATGTTTGCACAATGCGGCGATTGTGCGTACATTACTGCTCATGGGTTCTGCATGTCGCGGGGCCTGAACCGGAGAGAAACCATGAGCACCACCTCCTACCTGATCGGCACCGACACCACTACCGAAGAAATGCTCGGAACCGATGGCGCCCCGGACAATGCCGACGTTTACGTTGAAGCCAACAACGGGACCGTGTGCATCACCGGCCCGTTCGAGGGCTGGATGGGCTACGCGCAGCTCGCTGATTTCGACAGTGCTGAGGAAGGCGAATCCCTCGCCCGCAAGATCGCCGCGAACCCAGTGGCCGAACTCACGGCGCTGGGCTACGACCACGGCTGCTGGTTCAATGCTGCCGCGTGAGCCGCACACAATCCGCCCTGACCACCAGGGCGCTTGAGCTGATCGCGCAGGGCCAGCCCCTGCGCACTGTCGCCGGGCTGCTCGGCCTGGCGCCGTCCACGCTTGTCCGGGCCTGCCAGCGGGCCGGTGTAGTGCTCCCGCGCGGGCGCCGTCCCGCTTCGGACACAGCGCCATAACCCGCCCATCGAGCCGAGCCCCAACAGCATGGGCCAGCGGTGGCGTATCGGTAGCAGTGCAGTCAGTCATGCTTCGTCGCGTGCTGTTGGGTCCGGCTCATGGGCACGTTCAACCCCCACCCAGCGGCGCGCTCATCACCCGCAGGTGCCCCTGCCCCTTTAGCACGCTCCGGTAGCAGTTGACCGCCACGGCCTCGGCTTCGCGGGCGACGTCGGCGCCGGCGGCGATCTGGGCCTTGAAGCCGGCGCCTTCGTCCAGCGCACTCATGTTCTCGCGCGCGATGTTCTCGGCCATCTGGGCGCTGCGCACCTGGGCGTCGGTCATGGCGCGCACGGTGCACGGGGCGGTGGACAGGCCGGCCAGCTCGGCGCCGCGGCGGCGCCGGTGGCCGAAGACGATCTCAAAGCCGGCCGCGGCGTCGGGGTCGCCGGCGAACAGGGGGCCCACGCGCGGGCGCACCAGCAGGGGCTGGTGGATGCGGCCTTCGGCCTTGATGGACTCGGCCAGGCCTTCGATGCCGCGGTAGTCGGCGCGGGGCTGGAAGGGGCTGTCGTGCAGGTCTTCCAGTGGGATTTCGAGGATGGTGTCTTGCGTCATGGTGCGGGCGGTGGGTTGGGGGCTTGGTCGCGGTCCATCTGCTCGATGGCGCGCTTGAGGTAGATGGCCAGGTCCAGCGCTTCTTCGTAGGCGTGTTGCAGCCACTGGCGGTGGGTGAGGGGGTTGGCCTCGACGGTGGTGCCGTACTTGGCGCGGCCCAGGGCCTGGCGCAGGCCGATGTCCTGGCATACGCGGGCCTCGGTGCCGGTGGCTGGGGCGGCGGTGGGCGACGCCGGCCGCGCGTGGCGTTGCAGCACCAGGCCCACAGGGATGTCGTCAAGCGCGCCGGGCTCGGTGATGTACTGGCGCGGGGGTGGCGCGCTCATGCGGCGCCGCCTTGAGCCTCGGGCACGATGCAGACCAGGTGGCGGTGGGCGGTGTGGCGGCGCAGCAGGCCGGCGGTTTCGCCGTAACTCAGCGCTTCGGCGGCCATGTCGATGACCTGGGGCGCGTGCTCGCGCGGGTCGAGCATGGGGCGGGTGTCGTACCAGCGGCCGGGCTCGGGCAGCTGCACACGCACGGCTTCGCATTCGACGGTTTCGATGACGGCCTGGTTGCCGATGGCCAGGCCGCGCTGCAGCAGTTGCATGTCTTGGTTGGTGGGCAGGGGTTGGGCGTTCATGGGCGGGGTCTCCGGTCAGTCAAACAGGTCATTGGCGGCGGCGGCGCGGGCGTCGAACTCGAGCTTGGGCAGGCGCGCCCTGGGGCGCGTGAGGCCCTGCGCGTCTTGCCGGCGCGTTGGGGCCTGGGTGGGCGTGGGCGGCACGGGTGGCGCGGGCAGGGAGTGGCGCGGGCCGGCCTGGTGGGCAAAAGGGGCGCGGGCCAGCTGCCGGGCGCAGCCGTAGATGCACTTCTTGCGCACGGGGTGCTGCAGCGCTTCTTCCAGCGTGGCTGGCCAAGTGGGCGGCCGGTGCATCTGGCGCCACGCCAGGGCAATCTGCTCGTCGGTGAGGGGCGCTTCGTCGGGCTTCATGCGGCGGTGGCCCACAGGACTTGCGGCATGCGGCGCACGGGTGCTTCCAGTGGCGGCCAGTGCATGCGGGTGGCGTCACGGCCGCAGCCGCCTACGTCGCTGTAGCGGGCTACCTCGCACGGCACGATGCCCAGGGCGCCGGCCACCACGGGCTCTGCGCAGTGCAGTCGCGTGTCGCCGTGGGCCCAGGTGTGGTGGGTGCACAGGGTGCAGGCGCGCAGCTCGGGCGGCGCGGCAGGGGCGGCGGTGGCGGCCATGGTGGCGGTGGGCTACAGGTAGCCCAGGGTCTTGGCCAGCAGCAGGCACAGGGCGCCGCCCAGGCTGGTGGCGCAGGTGCCGCACAGCAGGCCCCAGCGCCAGCCGGTGGCCCAGCAGCTGCGGACGCCTGCACTGTGGCCGTCTTCCCACGCGGCGCGCAGGGCCTGGCGCTGGCGTTCGTCAGGGTGGGGCCAGGCGGGCAGGGGGCCTGGCATCTGCGGGTGCACCAGGTACAGCGGGGCCGAGTGCGGGCGCCGCGGCGGGTGGGTGGTGGTCATTTGCACTGCTCCGGGTGGGCCTTGCAGTCCACGGGCTGGGTGTTGCGGGTGGCCTCGTCGTCGTCACCGCCGCCGCCACAGCCGGCGAGCAGGCAGCACAGGGCGGACAGAGCGAATGCGGCAAGCAGGGCGCGGGTCATGCGGCCGCCATGTGGTCAGGCAGGGGCACGACGCGCACGACGCTGCCCAGGCCGCCCTGGTCGTGCGCTTCCTGCGCATGGGTGGCTGCGATGCCGCCGGTGCGGTGCCAGGTGGCGGTGGTGCCGTCAGGGCGGGTGAGAGTGACGAGGTAGCGCTGGGGGGCGGCGCAGGCCAGGCGGCGCGAGGGCAGGAAGTGCGCGGCCAGGCGTGCGTCGAGCTCGGCGTCGTCGGCCGCGGTTGCGGGCTGGGCGGACATGGAGGCCTCCGTGGAGGTTGGACGGGCGGCTGCCTTGCGCCTACGATGGAGCGTTAGCCCACCGGTGAGCGAAGGAGCGCACATGGCAAGGAAGAGCGATGTCAACGACATGACCGACCAGTTCGATGCGCGGCTGGAGGTGCTGGCTTGCGCGCGCGTGCCGAACGAAGAGGTGGACGCGGCAGTCACGGTGTACGAGCGGCTGAAGACGGCGCGGGCCATGTGTCAGGCGCTGCTGCCGGGCGCGTTCACCGGCGCCGAGGTGGTGGCGCTGGCAGTGGAGATCGGGCGCGTCAAGCAGTCGGGGCAGGCGGTGACGCCCAGGCTGTAAGGCGGCCGGTAGCGGCCCTGGCCGTTGCAGGTGGCGCAGGCAGGCGGGGTGGCGTGCGCCCGCGGGATGCTGGCCATGCGCGTGGTGTAGGCCAGGTCGATGCAGCGGGTGGCGAAGGCCTCGATGTGCTGGGCGAGCTGATCGCTGACGTCGTGCGCGCCAAGCTCGCCGCACAGCGATACTAGTTCGTACAACGCATCGCCGCGTCGGTGCGTGAGGTCAATCTGCGTGGCGCGGCGCAGGTTTTCAGCGGCGCCTGGGGCGGCGGCCGCGGCGTCAACACAGGCCTGTGCCTCTTTGGCCAGGCTGGCCAGCCGACGCTTGGCGTAGGCCAGCAGGTCGGGGGCAGTGAGGGATGTGGGCATCTTGCGCTCCGTCGGTGGACGGGGCGGACTATGCAGTTATGCAATTCTGTTGTCAATGCGTTTGTGCATGACGACGCATGAGAATGGGCCGGGACGGTGCGGCGGGCCTCTGGCCCCAACGGCGGCCGCTACGGTTCTGGGGTCGGGGGCTGAGCGGGGTGCCAGGGCTTGCCGCAATGGCGGCAGGCCAGTGGTCGGGGTGGCTCGGGGTCGCTGACGCCGGCTTCGACGATGACGGCGGTGACGATGGCCGTGGGCAGGGCAAAGATGCCGATGCCGAAGATGCAAATGAAGCCGGCGAACAGCTTGCCCGCCGGGGTGAGGGGCACCATGTCGCCGTAGCCGATGGTGGTGAGGGTGACCAGCGCCCACCAGAAGGTGCCGGGGATGCTGCTGAACGCGGCGGGCTGGGCGGTGTGTTCGAGCTGGTAGATCAGGGCCGATGAGGCATAGATGCACAGCACCATCATGGTGACGGCAATGAATATCAGGCCGGTGCGGCGGCGCAGGCCGGCGCCGACTTTGTGCAGGGATTCTTCAAAATGGTCCAGTCGCAATACTTTCAGCAGCCGCACCATGCGGGCGACGCGCAGAAAGCGCAGGTCAATGGGCAGCCAGTAGGTGGCGATGACGATCAGGTCCAGCAGCGGCAGGGGGTGCGCGGCGTAGGCCAGGCGGCCGAGCAGTCGGCGGGAGTATCGGCCCTGCTCTGTGCACACCCATAGGCGGGCGGCGTATTCCAGCGCAAAGAGGGCGGTGGAGGCGGCCTCGAAGGCCTTGAATGCCGGGGCAAACCGGCTGGCCAGGGCGGGCACGGTTTCCAGCGCCACGAACAGGGCGTTGGCAAATATAAGGAAGGCCAGGAAGTAGTTTGCGTACCGTGCGGCCGGGTTTTCCGGCGAGGGCTTGTGCAAAATGTTGAATAGTTTTGCGCGAAGGTGCCGGATATTCATGGCGTGGCTCAGTCTGGTTTGGGTGCCTCGTTCTTGAGCAGGGTTTCCAGCGCGCTTTGATAGGACGCGGCGCCGCCGGCTTGGGCCCAGCGGTCGAGCAGCGCGCCGATGGGTGCCCGCGATGCGCTGGGCACGTGGCGCAGGATGTCAGCCAAGCGGGCCAGGATGGCGGCCGGTGTCTGCGCTTCGTAGCCGCGGTGGGTGTTGTCGCGCGCGGCGACGACAGTGGCGGTGTCGCCCAGGCCTTTTTCCTTGGCCACCTGGTCGGCCACCCGGGGGTCGTAGAAGGCTTCGATGGGCACACCGAAGTACGCGGCCAGCGGCGCCAGTGATTTGCGGCGAGTTTCGCCGGTGTTGCTTTTGAGGTAGCGGTGCAGCGTGGACTGCTGCATGGGCGGCCGGGTCAGGTGCACCACGGAGTTGGGGGTTTCGCCTTGGGCGTCGATGAGGCGGCGCACGAGGTCTTTGGGATCCATCTGTATACTATGCACCAGTGAATAATGCAAATGGGCTTGCCGAGCTAATGCGAATGCGCATAGACTGCGGCGATGTGCACCCAGCTGACCCCCACCACGACCACCACGGAGCTTTTGCGCAGGCTGCGCAGGAGCGGGCTTTCGCAGACTGAGATTGCGCGGCGCACGGGCATCCCGCAGCCGCGGTTGTCTCGCTGGGAGCGCGGGCCGACGCCGGCAGGTGCCGACGACGCGCTGAAGCTGGCCGCGCTGCATGCGACGGTGTTTGGCGCCGCGGAGGCCGCCCATGCGGGTTGATCGCCTGGCCGGGGCAGTGCCCGCGGCGGACAAGGACGCGCTGCTTTGCGCTGAGGTCGAGCCTGTGATGGACGCGGCTACGGCTGATGCAATACGACAAGCTCTAGATTCAGCTGGATGCGCTGCGTGCGCTCGCCGCCGAAAAGGTGGGCGCGCGACTTCACCAAGAACCGCGCTCGCTCGCCGCTGGGATAGCTCAGGTCTGCGTGCGCTACTACGTCGCCCACGACTGGCATGGCTCCTGGCAGGCACTGGATGGCTGCTTGCGGCGGCACTTGTATGCCGGCAGCTTTGAGCATCTCTGCATCGTGGAAGTGCAGTTCCACAGTGATGGATTCCATGGGTATCCCTGCCGTGGCAGGCCACGTGGTTGTGGGACTGCAATCCTGCCACGGTGGGGTGCCCGCCCTCTTGGGCCGGTTCGGCATGCCTGAACTGAGTGCATCGCATGCCTTCAGCTTTGCCCAGATTCAACTGGTAACTCAACAGGGGTGCTCATGAAATTTATTGATCGGCATACCCTGCCGCTGCCCCTGTTCGGGGGCGTGGTGCAGGCGCAGCGCCTGGTGGTGCCGCCCGAGGTCATCATGGGCGTGAAGAGCTACCGGCACGCGTGCAGGCTGGCGTGGAAGTTGCGCAACCCGCGTATCACGCAGCGCACGTTCGCAGAGCTTTCGGGCTGCTACACAAGCCACGTCAGAGATTATTTCAGCGTGCACAGCAACCGGCGCGAGCTGCCGGCCAAGCATGTGGGCCAGACCTGCCTGGTGCTGGGCAACACGGTCATCGCGCAGTGGCTGGCCCAGGAATGCCGGGTGACGCTGCTGGAGGAAATGCAGGCCGAACGCCAGGCGAGGGTGGCATGAGACCGCCGGGCCCCGTGCGCGAGCAGCTGGTGCAAGCGTTCGAGCAGCGCGCGCCTTGCACCTGGCAGGCGGTGCTGCCGCTGGTGGGGGTGAACCCGCGCAGCCGCAGTGAGGTGGTGCTGGTGCGCCGCACGGTGGAGAACATGAAGCGCGCCGGCGAGCTGGTGCACGCAGGGCGCGACAAGGCGGCCGGTTCGCGTGTGTGGCGCGCGATGTACGAGCTGGCGGCGCGCGCGGATGGCCAGGCCGCGGGCTGGGCTCAGGCCGCAACGGCGCTGGATGGCGTGACGCGGCGCTGGACGGCGGTGCGGTAGCCATGTCTGTGCCTGCCACGTCGTGACTGACTCGCAGGGCGGCGCCGGGCCGCCAGACATTCCGGCCCTGATCGTGGCCTTGCAGGCGTCTGTACCGCAGGCGCTGCGCGAGCGCGCGCAGTGGCTGCTGTGGCGCTTTGAGCGCTACGAGGGCGACAAGAAGCCGCGCAAGGTGCCCTACTGGATAAGCGGGCGCAAGCGCAAGGGCGTGCAGGGGTCACTGGACGACCGCGGTGAGCTGTGCAGCTTTGACCTGGCCATGACGCATCTGGCGCGCGGGCAGTACCAGGGCGTGGGGTTTGCGTTTCTGCCGGGTGACGGGCTCATCGGCATCGACATCGACGGCGCCATCGACGACGACGGGGTCATCAGCGAGCGGGCGGCGGCCATCATTGCGGCGTGCGGCAGCTACACCGAGCTGAGCCCGAGCGGGCACGGCGTGCACATCATCGTGGCCGGCGAGTGCGACACGTTCAAGGACAACCGCATCGGCCTGGAGGTGTTTTGCGGGCGCCAGTTCTTCACGTTCACGGGCCGGCCCTGGGGCGAGGCGCCGCGCAAGGTGGTGCCGATAGACGACAAGGTGCTGCGGCGCCTGCAGGTGACGGTGAAGGGCAAGAAGGCCGCCGGTGGATCTGCGGCGGCGCCAGCGCCGGGCGGTGTGGCGCCGCATGTGCGGCGCTACTGCCTGGCCGCGCTGGACTCGGCCGTGCAGGCGGTGCAGGGCGCGGGCGAGGGTGGGCGCAACGATGCGCTGAACACGCAGGCCTTTGGCCTGGCGCAGCTGGTGCATACGGGCGGGGTGACGGAGGCGGCCATACGGGCCGCGCTGTCTGACGCGGCGCGGGCGGCCGGGCTGGCGGACAAGGAGATTGAGGCCACGCTGGGCAGCGGCGTGCGCGCCGGCCTGGCCGAGCCGCGTGCCGTGCCTGAGCCGCGCGGGCGCACGCCGGCGGTGGCTGCAGCGCCGCCGCTTGCGGCTGGTGCTGGTGCGCCGACCCCTTCGGCGGGCTCCGCCGAGGATGCGGGCGAGCAGGCGCCCGAGGCACCCGAAGCGCCCGAAGCGCCGCGCTGGCGCAAGCTGCTGCTGGGCGAGGGCGGCAAGAAGGACTGCCGCGAGAACGTCTTCATGTACCTGGCCAACCACCCCAAGCTGAAGGGGCTGGTGGCGTACAACGAATTCGCGCACCAGGTGGTGAAGACGCGGCCGCCGCCCTGGGAAAGCCCGCCGGGTGAGTGGACGACGAATGACGACTACTTCCTGGCGCTGTGGCTGGCTCAGCATGAGCGGATCACGTTCAAGGGCGAAAGCACCCTCATTTCGGGCGTTGCCATGGCGGCCTACGCGGCGCGGTTCCATCCGGTGGTGCAGTTTCTGGCCGGGCTGCCCGCGTGGGACGGCATACCCCGCTTGCGGCACTGGCTGCATGAGTGCCTGGGCGCCGAGGACAGCGACTACACGGCGCTGGTGGGCAGCTGGGTGGTGATGGGCATGGTGCGCCGGGTGCGCGAGCCAGGCTGCCAGCACGACTACATGATCGTGCTGGAAGGACTGCAGGGCCGGCGCAAGAGCACGGCCCTGCGCACGCTGGCGGTACGGCCCGAGTGGTTTGCAGACACGCCGGTGCGCATTGGCACGCCCGATGCACTGCTGACGATGGCGGGCAAGTGGGTGTACGAGATTGCCGAGATGGACAGCTTCAACCGAGCTGAAGCCACTGCAGTGAAGGGGTACATCACCAGCCGCATCGACCGCGTGCGCGAGCCCTACGCGCGGCGCTTTGCCGACCGCCCGCGCAGCGGGGTGTTGGTGGGCAGCACCAACCAGGCTGAGTATTTCAAGGACCCGACGGGCGCGCGGCGCTTCTGGCCCGTGGCGTGCGACGGCGAGATCGACATCGACAAGCTGGAGCAGTGGCGCGAGCAGTTGTTTGCCGAGGCCATGGTGCGGCTGGCCAGCCCCGATGCGGAAGAGCGGCGCTGCTGGCCGACCAGGGCCGAGGAAGAGAAGTACCTGGTGCCGCAGCAGGAACGGCGCGAAATTGTCGATCCGTGGTTTGACCGCCTGGCGCAGTGGGTGGACCTGAACACCAAGTACGGCGACACCATGCTTGAGGTGTGCGAAGTGGAGAGCTTCACCAGCTTCGAGCTGCTGACGAAGGCGCTGAACGTGCCGATGGACCGCATAGATGGCGGCCGGCAGATGGCCACGCGGGTGGGCATCGGCATGCACAAGCTGGGCTGGCAGAAGCGACGCGACGCGGCTGGGGCGCGCGTGTGGCGCTATTGGCGGCCCGCGAAGGCCGCGAGTACGGGTGGCGGTGCGGGTGGTCCTGCGCCGGGTGTTGAGGGTGACGCAGGAGGGCTGCATGAGTTCTAGCCGTCCAACACCGTCCAACACCGTCCAACCTGCCGTTTTGAGGTTGGACGGCTCAGAAAAGCCAAGCGCAGCAAGGGCTTGCGGAGCCGTCCAACCTCGTCCAACACCCGAGCCCCGCGTGTGCGAGCGCGTAGGGGCGTGCGGGGGCGTGCGGACGCCCGCCCGCCCGCACAGGCGCCTGCACGCACGCACGCAAGTTGGACGGTGTTGGACGGTTGGACGGGTTTCAACCCGAGGTTGGACGAAAGCAGCCAGAAAGGAATCGGGCAATGAGCAGTGAGCAGGGAAATGCGGGGTCGAAGTCGTCGCTGCGGCATCTGATGCCGGTGACGGCCGAGATCGTGGATTGGCTTCGCCAGGAGTTGGGGAAGGAGCGGGCCGACAAGATCGTGCTGGGCGGCAAGCAGGGCCTGGGCACGTTCCGCACGGTGGAAACCGGGCCCGATGGCGTGCGCCGCGTGTTCGGTTCATTCAAGCCGACCAAATGGCCCAGCGACACGGCGGGCACGGCATGAGGTTCGATGGAGAAATGGACAGGCGCTTGCAGAACTGGGCGCGGTGGTTGTTCTTGCGAGGCCGTGTGCCTGGTGCGTCGTCTGAAGCCCGGGTGGATGGCGAAGGGTGGGATGCGCCGACGGTGATTCCGACCTTCGACGCCGAGGCCGAGGAAACGCAGCAGGGCGTGACGCGCCTGGAAGGCGTGCAGCGCGGCGCCGTGGAGTGCTGGTATCTGGGCGCCGGTGGCGTGGCACAGCGCTGCAACCGCGCCCGGTGCAGCGAAACCGAGCTGCGGCGCCGAGTGGCGTTGGGCCAGCGCGCGCTGGGACAGTGGTTGCACGACAAACGCCAGGCGGCCGAGACAGAGCGGGCGCGGGTCGTGGCGCTGCAACGCGCCGCAGCCAGGTGACACGGCCTGGGAGTTTTACGGAGCGTGGCAAACCGCTACATTTCAGGCAGGCTGAGGTCTTCTTCACCCTGAACGCCCCGCGCGATGCAAATCGGCGGGGCGTTTGCCATTGGAGGTTGGCTCGTGCAGGTTGATGTACGGGACAACGTCCGGCAGGTTGTGGCTCGAATGAATGCGTGGCGTGACGACGTGGTGCAGCGTGCCATCCCGCTGGCACTGAACCGCTGCGCAGAAATGGCCAAGACGGCAGCCGCGAAGGAGTTGGCCGGCCGGTACAAACTGAAGTCGCGCGAGATCAAGGCGGCCATCGGCGTGACAAGGGCGACGGCGGGCCGGATGACGGCCACGCTGCGAATCAAGCGCAAGCCGGTGCCGCTGATTGCCTATGGGGCGCGTGCGACCAAAGACGGCGTCAGTGTCACGATCAAAGGCAGCAACAAGCGCATCAAGGGCGCATTCATTGCCACCATGCCATCGGGACACCGTGGCGTGTTCAAGCGCGTGGGACCACAGCACAAGAAAGTGCTGAGAGGTGGCAAAGCGCAGTGGTCGGGCTTGCCGATCAAAGAACTGTTCGGACCCAGCGTCGGCGGTGCGTATTCGACGCAAGAAGTCCAGTCGTTCATGGCACGTTTCATCTACGAGACGTTCAACAGACGCCTGGTCCATGAGATCCAGCGGCTAACTCGCTGAAACGCCAGGGTCCCCCTTGAGACTTGAACCGAGCGGGCTCCATGACCCCGAATTTCGCGCAGATTCAGACGGGCCCGAGAGGTAAGTAAGCATGAGGGTCATCGGGCAGGAGCGCATCGCCGAGATGTTCGGCGTGGCGCCTAAGACCATCGTTGAGTGGCAGGAGCAGGGCCTGCCGATTGCGCTGCGCGGTGGCCCGGGCGTGCCCAGCGAGTACGAGAGCGAAGCCTGCATCGGCTGGTTCGTTCAGCGCGAGGTGGGCAAGGTCCAGGTCGAGACGCCACGCGACCGCCTGGCCCGCCTGCAGTCCGAAGAGATCGAGCTCCGCCTGCAGGAGAAGCGCGGCGTGCTGGTCCAGGCCGACATGGTCGAGCCCATGTGGACAGGGATGGTCACTGCAGCTCGGTCCTATCTGCGTGCCGAAGTCAACCGCGTGGCCCAGCTGCTGCAACACACCGACGGGGTCGAGGCCAAGCGCGACCTTCTCACCGAAACCTTTGACGCGTTCCTCACCAAGCTGTCCGGCTATGACCCAGGCGATGACACCGCAGACGCAGCGCCAGGTGCTGCGCCAGCTGATGCGCGCCTGCCTGCAGCGCCTGGCGCCGCCGCCGCGCATTTCGGTGGCGCGCTGGGCTGAGCGTTATCGCCACCTGTCCGAAAACACCGCGCTCCCGGGCCGGTTCTCGTTGCAGATCACCCCTTACCTGCGAGGCATTCTTGAAGCCATCAATGACCGTCGCGTGCGCAAGGTGGTGTGCCAGAAGTCTGCCCAGATCGGCTGGACCGACGGCGTCATGAACAACTACGTGGGCTACGTCGTGCACACCGATCCCAGCTCCATGGCCATCATGTTCCCGCGCGAAGCCACGTACAAGAAGTACGCCGAGCTCAAGCTCGAACCCATGATCAAGGCCACGCCCGTGTTGCGCGGCCTGGTCAACCTCACGTCGCGCTCGGCCGACAACAAGCAGGACCTGAAGCAGTTCCCCGGCGGCTTCCTGATGCTCTTCGGCAGCAACAGCACCGACGGCGTGAAGAGCACGCCGATCAAGCGCGTGTGCGTCGAAGAGCCCGACGACTGCAACCTGAACATCAAGGGGCAGGGCGACTCCATCAAGCTGGCCGAAGAGCGCGTCAAGAGCTTCCACGACAGCAAGATCCTCATCGGCGGCACGCCCACCGTGGCCGGCGTCAGCGCCATCGCCCAGGAAATGCAGACGTCTGACCAGCGCAGCTATTGGGTGCCCTGCCACGACTGCGGCGAGGCCCACATCCTCAGCTGGGACAACGTGCACTGGGACCATGCCGACGGTGCCGGCCACCCCGTCTATGGCACCAGCCTGCCCCAGACCGCGCACTACGCCTGCCCGCACTGCGGCAGCGTCTGGAGCGACGCCCACAAGAACCGCAACGTCCGCCGCGCCGAAGAACTGGGCCACGGCTGGAAGACCGCGGCCGACTTCCACGGCGTGGCCGGCTTCTACCTGAACGAGCTGTACAGCAGCTTCCCCGACAGCAGCCTCACACGCCTGGTCGAGAAGTTCCTCGAGGCCGAGCACGAGGCATCCACCGGCGAGATGGGCGCCAAGATCGCCTTCTGGAACAGCACCCTCGGCCTGCCCTGGGAATACCAGACCGACATGCCGCGCCCCGACGCGCTGGCCACCCGTGCCGAGGCCTACGCCGAGTTCACCATCCCCTGGGGCGGCCTGATCCTCACCGCCGGCGTGGACGTGCAGCACGACCGCCTGGCCATCGTCGTCCGCGCCTGGGGCGTGGGCGAAGAAAGCTGGCTCATCTACTGGGGCGAAATCTTCGGCTCCACGCTCGACGCCACCAAGGGCGCCTGGCTGGACCTTGACGAGCTGCTGGGCCGCGACTTCGCGCACGCCAGCGGCGCCACCCTGCGCGTGCGCGCCGTGTCCATCGACGGCTCGGACGGCAACCGCACCGAGATCGTCCACGCCTACGTGCGCCCGCGTCGCGCCCGCGGCTACATGACGGTGAAGGGCGCGGCCGAGCAGACCGACGACCGGCGCGAGATCTACAGCACGCCCAAGCGTGTGGACCTGAACAAGCGCAACAAGCCCATGCGCTTCGGCCTGGACACCTTCATCGTCGGCACCGCGCGCGCCAAGGACCTGATCCTGGACAACCGCCTGAAGCTGCAAGGCAGCGGCCCGGGCACGCTGCACTGGTACGCCGGCGTGCGCCCCGACTACTGGGAGCAGTTGGTCAGCGAAGTGAAGGCCCCCAGCCGCACCAACCGGTACCGCAAGGCCTGGCAGAAGCTGGCCGGCGTGCGCAACGAAGGGCTGGACTGCGAGGTGTACGCCCTGCACGCCGCACGCAGCCTGAAGACCAACCTGATGCGCGCCGCGCACTGGCAGGCCATCGAGCAGCGCCTGCGCCAACGCACGCTGATCGACCAGCCCGAGCTGGCCGAAGTCATCGACGTGCCGGCCACCGAGCCGGCGCAGGCGGCCGCGGCGCCGCTGCCCGTGCAGACGCCTGCAACCGTCCCCGATACACCACCGCCGCCACCGTTGACCCCCGCCGCACCCGTGTCCAGGAAGGTGCGGCGGGGCGGGCAGGCGCGGCAATCCGGCGGTTTCGCCACACGCTGGTAACCCACATATGCGCTTCCCGCCCTCAATCACCGCCGGCGACTCGGCCGCGTGGGTGGACTACCCGTTCGCCGACGCGCTGGGCAACCCGGTGGACGCCACCGCCTACGCGCTGGGCTACTCCCTGCGCGGCCCCATCGCCTCGGCAGGTGTGGACCTGACCGGCACCGCGCAGGGCACGGGCTGGGCCTTCGCCCTCACGCCCGCCCAAAGCGCGGCGCTGAACGTGGGCACCACCTCGCTCGTCTGGTACTGGCAGGCCTACGCAACCAAGACCGGCGTGCGGCTGACGGCGGGCAACGGCAGGCTCACCGTGCTGCCCAACCTGTCGGCCATCACCACCAGCGCCACCTATGACGGCCGCAGCCAGGCCGCGCAACTGCTGGCCACCGTGGAAGCCGCCATTGCCGCGCGCATCAACAACGACGCCGTCACCGAGTACATGGTGGGCAACCGCAGCCTGAAGAAAGAGCCCATGGCCGAGCTGGTGAAGCTGCGCGACAAGTACCGCATGATCGTCAGCCGCGAGCGCAAGGCTCAGATGATCGCCAACGGCCTGGGCAACCCCACCCGCCTGGGCGTGAGGTTCCGCGCATGACCCCGCTGGCCACCCACGCCGACCTGGGCGCGCACCCCGACGTGATTGACCTGCGCGGCGTGCTGCAGGCCGCCCGCGCCCCCTACGGCTCGCGCCTGGCGCCGCGGCCCGCACCGGCACCTGCCGAAGCGCAGCAGGGCGCCTGGGCCCGCGGCAAGCGCAGCTACGCCGGGGCCGCGTACAACCGCACCACGGCCGACTGGGTGACCCTGAGCACCAGCGCCGACGCCGAGCTGTACACCAGCCTGCGCGCCATGCGCAACCGCACGCGCCAGCTGTGCCGCGACAACGAACACGCCCGCAACGCGCTGCGCGTCATCGTCAACAACGTCATCGGCCAGGGCGTGGGCATGCAGGCCGAAGTGCTGATGCGTCGCGCCGGCAAGCTGGACAACCGCACCAACGACGCCATCGAAGCCGCGTGGCAGCAGTGGGGCAAGGCCAAGACCTGCCACACCGCCGGCAAGCTCAGCTGGGCGGCCCTGCAGCGCGTGGTCATCCGCGCCGCGGCCGAAAGCGGCGAAATCCTCATCCGCAAGGTGCCGCGCGCCTTCGGCGGCAGCAAGGTGCCCTTCGCCCTGGAGGTCATCGAAAGCGACCAGCTGGTGGACAACTGGACCGGCCGCAGCCCCAACGGCAACGAAGTACGCATGGGCGTGGAGGTGGATGAATGGATGCGCCCGGTGGCCTACTGGCTGTACCCCCGGCACCCTGGCGACAACATGGTGCAGGGCGTGCCGCAGAGCAACGACTACAAGCGCGTGCCGGCCGAAGAGATCATCCACGTCGGCCTCTTCGACCGCCCCAACCAGACGCGCTGCGTGCCCTGGTTCCACGCCGCCATGACCAAGCTGCGGCACATCGGCGGCACGGAAGAGGGCGAGATCGTGCGCGCCCGGGCCAGCGCCAACATCATGGGCTTTATCACCACGCCCGAGCTCGAGATCGACGCCGAGCCAGGCGCAGACAGCGGCTCGGACGGCGTGATGGACGGCGAACGCGTCTATGACATGTCGCCTGGTACCATCCGCGAGCTGGCGCCCGGCGAAACCTTCGACGGCTTCAACCCCAGCAGCCCCAACGCCGCGCTGGACCCCTTCTTGCGCTACATGCTGCGCAGCGTGGCTGCCGGCATCGGCATGAGCTACGAGGCCCTGAGCCGCGACTACAGCAGCGGCAACCTCAGCAGCCTGCGCCTGGGCCTGCTTGACGACCGCGACAACTGGCGCGTCATGCAGCAGTGGCTGATGGAAGTGCTGCACCAGGAGGTGTTCGAGTCGTGGCTTGAAATGGCCGTGCTCTCGGGCGTGCTGCAGCTGCCTGCCTTCGAGACCGCGCCCGAGATCTACCAGGCCGTGCGCTGGATACCGCGCGGCTGGGCGTGGATCGACCCGCTGAAAGAAGTCATGGCCTACAAGGCCGCGGTGCGCTGCGGATTCATGTTGCAGGACGACGTGGTGGCCGCCAACGGCAGCGACGTGGAAACCCTGGCCCGCCGCCGCAAGCGCGAGCTGGACGTGGCGGCCGAGAACGACCTGGTGTTTGACACCGACCCGGCGCAGGTCAATGACAAGGGGGCGGCGCAGGTGGATGCAGCGCCCGAGGAAGGCGAAGCTGGGGCGCCTGCCGCCATGCTGACCGGTGGTGGCAATGACGACACGCCGGACGATGGGAGTGACAAGCAATGAGTTTGCAGATCAACATGAATCCGGGCGCCGCCGTGCAAGGCGGCGTGGGCATCGGATTGATGACGAGCGCGGGCAACCCGTGGACTGTGCCCGATGTTTTGGCGCTGGAGCTTGTTAACCGGGCAGAAGCGTCGCCAGTAAATTGGCCGACGTCGCCGCCGAATTCGCTCAGCCCCGTACAAGCAGCTGCTGTGGCGCCTGTCGTGCTCACTTCGGCGATGAATCCACGGCAGATGACGTCCGCAGTTCAAGCTGCGCTGGATTTAGCCCGCTTCGCCGGCCGCGGCACTGTAAGAGTGGACGCTACCTCTGATGTCTCGGCGGCAACATTTGATGATTCGCTGCGCATTGGAAGCCGAACAGATCTGGTGTTTCCTGAATACCTGCAAATAACCCGACCCAACGTGACGCGCGCAGTACCGAATTTGACGTTGGCCCTGTCCGGCGGTGCGGCATCCAGCATCACGGTGAACAGCCAGCCGGGTGGTTACGTAGGGACGCCTTTCGTCGGCATATCTTGTGGCGACATGGAGCCTTGCGAGGTTTATGCCTACGTGGACGGAACTGTCAACAATGGCAGCGTTACCAGCGTCTGGATCAAGAACCCCGGTTGGGGATACTGCATAGCGCCGACCTCGGTGCAGTTCAAGGGGACCTTTCGGCCGGATTACTTCGGGTCGCCTGGGCAGACGGGCCGGCGCCCCGTTATCACCCTCTCCGTTTCCGGCGGCAAAGTCACCGGCTATACCATCGTAGATGCCGGCGCGCGCCTTGATTACACCGGGCTCGTCCCCTTGCGGGTCAAAGGCGGGTTGCATGCCAGGCTAGCGGCTCAGATAGACGCTACTGGAAACCTAACCGCGGTGAACATCATAAATGGCGGGGCAGGTTACTCCCTCCTGCGCGCCTACCAGACCAGCGGTCAAGGCGCAAGGTGCTTTGTGTCCGGGGCCAATCCAGGTTATTCGGCGCCAATGGTCACCAATTACGACTGGGTCAATGGCAACGAGAATATCCGGGTTCGTGGTGGCATCTGGAACGGGAACCTTCAAGGGAGGGATTCGACGAAAAGCGTATTCGATTGGAACGGGGACTGCTTCAAGTTCATTTCCTGCGATAACGTCCGCATTGCCCCTACGGGATTCATAGACCACGATTACTACACGCACCATTGGCAAGACTGCTGGAACGTCCATATCGAGCGTCATTGGTTCCAGACCAGTCGTGACAACGGCTGCCATCTGTCGGGGCACAATCGCCATTTCGTGCACGAAGGGTGCATAGGGGCATCAGCCGATGACATCGTGACTTGCACGGCGCAAGGATGGACCGAATCGTGGGTCAGCGGGAACATTGATGACGTGTCGGTCAAAGATGTCCAGATGCAAGGGTCCAGCTTTGCACTGGCGGTGTGGGGCGGGATACGACCTGACGGCACCAGCTACTCTATCGACAATATCTACTATGACAAAGTACGCGGCTCGACGCTGAATCAGCTTTTGCGCGTATCGAGCGTGGAGGCGCTGCCGTGCGGGGGTGTTGGGAAAATCGAGTTCACCAACGTAAATGTTCAGGGTCAGAGTTCCTTCACTGACCTGAAAGCTACCACACGTAACCCACCATACTCCTCGCCGATTACTGTCAACTATGCGAAAGTGGACCAGCTGAAAATACAGCTCGCACACAAAATTGACCAGTCCGCGACAACGCGCACGCCAATACTGCTGGAAGTTAACTTCAGTGGCTCTATTCGCGAACTGGACATGGATTTGGATTTGCAATGGGCGTGTCCGGCAGCTAACCCAATTATCTACTTCACAGCAGGGGCTGGGGCTGCCCCAGAGACCGTTCGTGTGCGCGGAAACGTAAATTGCGGTGTAGACAGCGGGTACGACAATTACGTGTTGTCTTTCGCTGGAGGCAAGGCTCCGACGAAGCTGACCGACATCAGCGACCTGCGCGTCAAAAACATGCCTCTGATCGCGGGCCTGTACGCCGCCGAAAACAATCTGAAGATGCACGGGACAGCCTGCGCCAGAACTCAGGGTTCAGGCGCCGATATCGCGTACAACAACATCTTGAACGTCAGCGCTGTGGGGGCTTTGTTCGAGGGTGCCCATGTGGTCTTTGTCCCGATCAGCGCAGGAACCTTGAATTGGTACGGCTCAGGCAACAGGTTGACTAACGGTGCCGTGATAGCCAATACGACCAGCCACAACTTCTATCCGCGTGACTGGAGCTTGAGCGTCGGGCTCGACAGTACGGCCAACAGGGAAAAACTCGCCAAGACTGCCGGCGTGCACGTGATTGCCCCTGGCGGAGGTCCCTACGGCATACCCAACGCCAGCATGATCGTGGTGGACAAGGACTACGATGGAAATCTCTGGTTCACGGCTTTGGGTTCCGGCGAGCGAGCCATGGTGGCGACCAAGGTGGCAGGTGGCACCGGGTACACCGCAAACGACTTGCTGACCGTTTCCACAGGGACCTGGGACCAGGCGCCGGTTATCAAGGTGCTGACCGTCTCGGCCGGCGTTGTATCTACTGTCTCCGTGCAGTTCTCTGGCAAGTGGGGCAAGGCCCGACCGACAGGCACGCTGTCCACCACTGGCGGCACGGGCACAGGCGCGACGTTCACGTTGGCTCCCCTGTGAGCCGGCGTTTTGTGGCCCCCCAGGCCGCGAATACCTAACCCATCCCCGTCCTCTTCATCCCTCCCCTTAAAGCCGCCCCGTGGCCACACGCGGCGGCTTTCTTCTTTTCCGAAAGGCGTTCATGACCACCCTGCAAGCCCCCCGCCGCAAGCTGGAAAACGGCGCCAAGCTGGGCCCGCAGTCGCGCTTCCTGCCCATCCCCCGCGCCGCCCGTGCGGCCGATGGGGGCGACGCGCAGGCGTCTGCACAAGTCCCCGGCCTGGACCTCGAAGCCCGCACGCTGGAAATCACCTTCAGCAGTGAAGCCCCCGTCGAGCGCTGGTTCGGCAAAGAAGTGCTCAGCCACGCCGCTGACGCCGCTGACCTTTCGCGCCTGAACGACAGCGCCAACGTCCTGTTCAACCACGACATGGGCGACGTGCTGGGCGTGGTCGAACGCGCGTGGGTCGGCCCCGACAGCCGCGGCCATGCCCTCATCCGCTTCGGCCGCGACGAGCGCGGCACCTGGGCCATGGGCCAGGTGGCCGACGGCATCTTCCGCAACGTCAGCTTCATGTACCAGGGCTTGGACTGGGTGTGCGAGACCGACGACCCGTCTTCCTACAGCGAAGACGACACCTACACGGCCACCCGCTGGATGGCCTACGAAATCTCGATCGTGAGCGTGCCTGCCGACCAGACCGTCGGCGTCGGCAGATCGCTCGCGGCCGGGGAAGCGAGCGTGCGCGTCACGGCCAGGCCCCGGCCTGGTCAGGCCGCGCAGCGCTCGGTGCAACCGCTTGCGGCCGCGGTGGCCGTCGGCAATCAACTCAACGGAGAAAGCAACATGGCAGAGAAAACTCAGCTCGAACTCGAGCAAGAGCGCCTGGCCGCCGGCGGTGCAGCTGCGGGTGGTGGCACGCAAGGCGCAGACCCCGTAGGCGCCGAGCGTCAGCGCGTGGCAGACATCGTGGCCCTGGGCCGCAAGTTCAACCTCAGCCTGGAGAAGGTGGGCGACATGGTCGCCCGCAAGCTCGACATCGCGGCCGCTCGCGGCGAGGTGCTGGAAGACATGATGGCCCGCGGCAACGTGGGCCCGGTGGCCAACTTTGGCGGCAGCGCGCAGCCGGACATGACGGACAAGGAAAAGCGCGGCTACAGCTTCCTGCGCGCCTTGCAGGCCTCGCTCAGCAAAGACTGGACGAAGGCCGGCTTCGAGCGCGAGGTCAGTGCCGAAATCGCCAAGCGCACGGGCAAGAGCACCGAAGGCTTCTACATCCCCAATGAGCTGCCCTTCTGCCCCAGCGAAGAACACCTGCGCGCCTGGCAGATGATGAGCCAGCAGGGCAAGGTGAGCGCGCGCGCCCCGTACCTGGTGGGCACGGCCGCGCAGGGCGGCAACCTGGTGGCCACCAACCTGCTGTACGAGAACTTCATCGAAGTTCTTCGCAACCAGCTGGTCACCGCCATTCTGGGCGCGCGCTACCTTACCGGCCTGGTGGGCGGCATCGACATCCCCCGCCAGATCAGCCAGACCAGCACCTACTGGGTGGGTGAGTCCAGCGCCCCGACTGAAGCCGAAGCCACCTTCGACAAGGTCAGCCTGCGGCCCAAGACGGTGGGCGCGCTCAGCAAGATGAGCCGGCTCATGCTGCTGCAGGCCACCCCTGCAATCGAGATGCTGGCCCGGCAAGACCTGCTGGCCGTCATCGCCCTGGCGGTGGACCTGGCCGCCCTGTCCGGCTCGGGCAGCAGCAACCAGCCCACCGGCATCGTCAACCAGTCGGGTGTGGGCAGCGTGGTGGGCGGCACCAACGGGGCCAACCTCACGTTTGACAACCTCATCCAGCTGAAGTACGCCACCAAGTTCGCCAACGCCCCGCAGGGCGCGGCGGCCTTTGCGCTGAACAGCAAGGCTATCGGCTACCTCAGCACGCTGAAGGCCACCACCGGACAGTACCTGTGGGACCCTCAGGGCGGCCTCACCGCCAGCAGCCCCGACCGCGTGAAGGGCTCGCCCTACGCCGAAAGCCAGCAGCTACGCGCCACGCTCACCAAGGGCTCCAGCTCGGGCATCTGCAGCGAGGCCATCTACGGCAACTGGCAAGAGCTGTTCATCGGCATGTGGGGCGTGACGGAAATCATGCTCAACCCGTATGACGCCACCGGCTTCAACACCGGCGACGTGCTGGTGCGCGCCTTCCAGACGTGCGACATCGGCGTGCGGCATGCCGCTTCCTTCGCAGTCATGTCCGACGCGCTGACGCCGGGCTTCTGATCTTCAACCACGGGTCGGCCACCGCCTGGGGTTGGCAGTGGTCTTCGGGCCCCGGCGGCTTTGCGGCTGCTGGGGCCCATTTTCTTCAAAGGACACGATCATGAAATTCCAAGTACGCGCCGACTTTGTCGTGCGCATCATCAACAAGGTGGACTTGGGCGACGGCAAGTTCGACCTCCAGGAAAACAGCTTCTTCGGCGGCCAGATGCTGGACATCCCGGCCGAGCAGGCCGACCTGCACGCGCACAAGCTGGAGCCCAAGGACAAGGCCGCCGAGGCCTACCTGGCCGCCAAGACGGCCCCGCAGCCACCCGGCCAGGCCCTGGGCCTCACGCCTGAATCGCTGGCCCTGGTGCAGGCCCTGGCCACCGAGATCGCCAGCAAGGTGATGGCGGCGGCCAAGGCCCCGGCCACCGCCGCGGCCTGAAGAACGCAGGGCCGGCAGCGTGTTCAACACCGACGCCAAGGTCTTCCTGGCCGACATGGCCAGCGCCACTAGCTGGACGCCCAGCGGCCGTGGCGCCACCCTCACCGGGCCCATGCTGTTTGACCGGCCTGAAGACGTCATCGACAGTGGTGACGTCCAGTCGCGGCAGTACCAGGTCACCTTCGAGACGGCCGCCTGGCCGGGCCTGAAGCGTGCCGAGGTGCTGGCCATTGCCGGCGACGGCGGCGGCGGCAACTACAAGCTGCGCACCGACCCGCGCACGCTGGACGACGGCGTGCTCAGCGTCGTCGGCCTGACCAAGGTGTAGCGCCATGACCACCGTGCTGCAGCAAGTGCTTGACCGGCTGGACGTGGTGCTGAAGGCCAGCGCGCTGTCCGGCACCCAGGTCTTCCGCGGCCGCGCCGACGCCGAAAGCCTGGCCGAGGCGCCCAGCATGAACGTGCTGACGCAAGAAGACCAGGTGGAGTCCTTCTCGGCCGAGATGGACCGCCACACGGTGCTGGTGGAACTGCGTATCTACGTGCGCGGCGAACCCGGCGACGTGCTGGCCGAAGCGCAGCACGCCGCGGTGCACGGCCCCATCGTCACCGACGCCACCCTGGCCGCCCTGTGCGAAAGCCGGCGCCTGGCCGAGTACGCCTTCGAGCGTGCCGAGGCCGACCAGACCAGCACGCACAAGAGCGTGCGCTACCGCTTCACCTACCTCATCCCGCAAACCACGCTCTGAAAGGAGCCCGCCATGCCCCAGTACCGCATCCTGCCCGGCGGCAGCTTCAAGCTGCCTGACGGCACCGTCAAGACCGCCGGCGAAGACATCGAGCTCGACACCGATGTCGCCGCCATGCACAGCACCGTCGTCGCGCCCTTGGTGGCCGATGACCAGCCGCCCACCCACCAGGAGTAGCCCATGGCCACCCAACAGAAATTCGGCGTCGGCGTGCTCATCGCCCTGACCCGCACCGACGCCCTGGGCAACGCCCTGGCCGTGCCCGCGCCTTACCGCCTGGGCATCCTGCAAGACGTGTCCACCGAATTCAGCTTCGAGGCCAAGCCCCTGTACGGCAGCAACACCCTGCCGGTGGACCAGGGCCGCGGCAAGGCCAAGCTGAACTTCACCGCCAAAACGGCCGACATCAAGATCGCCGCGCTCAACGCGCTGCACTTCGGCGTCACGCCCACCACGGGCTTCAAGGGCGCCGCCATCGACGTGGCGGGCACCGTGCCCGCCACGCCCTACCAGCTCACGCCCACCGTGCCCAGCAGCGGCACCTGGCTGTCGGACCTGGGCGTGCAGGACACCAGCGGCAACGTCTTCACCCGCGTGGCCAGCGGCCCCACCACGGGCCAGTACAGCGTGAGTGCAGGCGTCTACACCTTTGCCGCAGCCGACACCGGCAAGGCCGTGCTCATCAGCTTCGAGTACAGCAGCAGCAGCGGCCTCATCGTGCCGCTGACCAACCAGCTTATGGGCTACGCGCCCAGCTTCCAAGTCATGCTGTACAACGACACCAAGGGCAGCAAGCTGGCCCTGAAGCTCACCAACTGCCAGAGCGAAAAGCTCAGCCTGCCCTTCAAGAACGAAGACTTCGTGGTGGCCGACTTCAGCTTCATGGCGCTGGACGACGGCACGGGCAGCGCCGGCTACTGGAGCCAGGTGTGACGCCACGCGCCGTGATGTTCCCCGGCGTGGAATTCGACTTCGGCGGCGGCCAGCGGCTGCTGGTACCGCCGCTGTCGTGTGGGGCGCTGGAGCTGCTGCAAGACCGGCTGAACGAGCTGCCCACCCTGGCCGCCACCGACACCCAGGCCGTGCGCACCGTGGTGGACGCCGCGCATGCCGCGCTGCGCCGCAACTACCCCGACGCCACGCGCGACGAGGTGGCCGAGCTGGTGGACGTGGCCAACCTGGGCGACGTGTACGAGTGCCTCATGGACGTGGGCGGCTTGCGCCGCCGCGCCCAGCAGGAAGCGCGCGAGGCCGCCGCGGGAAACCCGGCGGCGCCAGCGGCCGCGGTGGTGCCCGCAGCGGCTGGCGCACCCTCTTCGCCCGCGTAGCGGCCAACACCGGCTGGGGCCTGCAGCAGATCCGCGAAGAGCTGGACCTGCCCACCCTGGAAGCGCTTGAAGCGCAGTGGCGCCACCACCCGCCCGTGCACGAACTGGTGGCCGCCTACCTGGGCTACAAGGCGCCCGCCGACGAGCCGGAAGACGACGGGCCCGATGACGCCACCGCCAACAGCAGCGACGCAAACCGCGCCGCCCCGCCCGTGTGGATGCAGCAGGGCATGAGATCCATTCCCGGCCCCGAGGCCGCCCGCAACGCCACGCGCGAAGAGGCCCTGGCCGCCTTCGAGCGGCACTTTTTCGGAGAGATCAAAGATGTCCAGCAGCTCTGACGGCAGCACCTTCAACACCGACATCACCGCCGACCCCGGCAAGTTCGAGCAGGGCATGGCCAAGGCGGTGGCATCAGCCGCCGGCGCCAGCGACGCCATCAATGCGCAGTTCAAGAAGATCGGCGAAGCCACCAGCAAGGTGCTGGACCTGTTCACCAAGATGACCCTGGTGCTGGCCGGCGGCGGCGCGTTGAAGAAGTTCATCACCGACGCCAACGAATGGAACAGCACCGCCGGCAAGATGGCCGTGCAGCTGGGCACCACCAGCGAAAAGGCCAGCGTGCTGAACGTGGCGCTCACGCGCCTGGGCATCGACAGCGACACGTACCTGGGCGCCAGCCAGAAGCTCAGCAAGCAGGTGCAGAGCAACAGCGCCGCCTTTGACGTGCTGGGCGTGAAGGTGCGAGACGCCAGCGGCGCCTACCGGCCCGTGACCGAGCTCATGGGCGAGGTGAACCAGAAGCTGGCCGAAATAACGAACCCCATCGAGCAGAACATTGCCGGCCAGCAGGTGTACGGCAAGGGCTGGGCCGAGGTGCGCAGCATCCTCAAGCTCACCAGCGAGCAGATGCAGGCGTCTGAAGCGCGCGCCCGCGAGCTGGGCCTGATCGTGGGCCCGGAAGGCGTGGCCATGTCCAAGCAGTACACCCTGCAGATGCGCGACCTGGGCCTGGTGGCCAACAGCCTGGAGCACCACGTGGGCAGCGCCCTGCTGCCCGTGTTTGTGCAGCTGGGCGCGGTGCTGTCCAAGCACGCGGGCCCGGTGGCCCAGGCCTTTGGCGAAACCATGGAAACCGTGGGCCGCATCACGCAGGGCGTGTTTGGCGTGGTGACCGAATTTGTGGGCCTGGTGCTGGGCGGCTTCAAAAGCATGGGGGCCGTGGTGACCAGCGCGATGGGCGTGGACGCCGTGGGCGGCATGGAGCTTTTCGGCAACGCGCTGAAGGTGGTGGAAATGGCCTTCGTGGGCCTGCGCACCGCCACGCAACTGGGGCTGGAGTTCATCAAGTACATGGTGGAAGGCAGCGTGCAGAACGTGCTGCGGTTTGCCGATGTCACGCAAAAGGCCCTGGCGCTGGACTTCGAGGGCGCCAAACGGGCCTGGGCCAACGGCACCAAGATCATTGAAGAAACCCAGGCCGAGCACTGGGAAAACATGAAGCGCATTGCCGGCGAGGGCGCGGCGCAGATGAACGAGATCGCCCTGCGCGGTGGCAAGGCCGAGCCGGCCGCCGCCAAGGGGCCCGACCTGAGCAAGGGCCCGAAGTACCAGTTCAAGCCTGATGAAAAGCCGGGCGAGTCGCGCATGGCCGGCTGGCAAGCCGAATTGTCCGAACGCAAAGCGGCCATCGAACGGCAAGGTCTGCTCGAAGGCAAGTTTCGCCAGATGAGCCTGGCGGACGAGCGGGCCTATTGGGGACAACTCATGGGTTTGAGCGGCCTCAGCGAAGCGGAAAAGTCGGCCCTGACACGCAAGGCCGCCGAGCTGGAAATGGCCGACATCAAGAACACCTTCGACGTGCGCGTGAAGACGCTGCATGCCGAAGAGGAGGCCTACAAGAACAACTTCGGCGAAAAACTGCGCATCGAGCTGCAGGTGCAGGCCATGTACGCCAAGGGCACCACCGAATACGCCGAGGCCGAAAAGCGCATCGCTGCCCTGCGACGCGAAGCCGCGCAGCAGGCGCAGCAGGTGGCGCAAGCCCAGGCCGACGCCAGGCGCCAGGCGCTGCTGTCTGGCATTGCGCTGGAAGAGCAGACCCTGCAGCAGGCCGAGGCGCTCGGGCTGGTCAGCCACGAACAGGTACTTGCGCAAGAGCAGCAGTTTGAAGAGAGGCGCTACCAGATCGCCTACGCCGCGCTGCAAGACCGCTTGGCGCTGCTGGCGGGCAGCGACGAAGACCCGGTAAAGCTCGCGCAGACGCAAGCTGAGAAGGAGGCACTGGAGCAGGGCCATCAGCTACGCTTGAACAAGATCAAGGGCGACCTGTCGCAAACCCAACTCGATCCGGTTGTCAACGTCTACAAGGCAGCCGAACAAGCACTTGGCGGCGCCATCAACGGCATGATTAATCGAACCATGACGTTGGGCCAAGCCATGAAAACGGTGTGGCAAAGCATTACCAGCACCGTCATCAGCGAAATCTCCAAGCAGCTCGCCAAGAAGGTGGCCGCCTGGGCCGTGGAAAAGGCCCTAGCCCTGGCCGGCATCGGCACCAAGGCGGTGGAAGCCGGTGCCGGCGCCGCGGCCAGCGCGGCATCCATCCCCTACGTGGGCTGGATTCTGGCCATCGGCGCACTGGCCGCTGTCATGGGCGCGGTGAACAGCGCCAAGAGCAGCGTGCCCAGCGCCTATGCCGGCTATGACATCCCGGCCGGCCTGAACCCCATGACGCAGCTGCACGAACGCGAAATGGTGCTGCCGGCCAAGCACGCCGATGTCATCCGCCTGATGGCCGAATCGCAGACGTCTGCACCTGGTGCTGGCGGCGGCGGTGGCGTGACGCTGAACGGCGTGCCCATGCCCGGCGGCTTCTTCATGGCCAACCAGAAAGAGCTGGTGCAGGCCTTGACGCACGCGCAGCGCAACAACGTGTGGAACCCCACGCGATGAGCAACGCCGTGTACCCCACGCTGCCGGGCCTGATGTTCGGCGTGCAGCGCAACGTGCTGGCCCCGCCGGTGCAGGTGCGCACCACGCCCAGCCGGCGCGAGTACCGCGCGCGCGACGCCACGGTGCCGCTGTACCAGTACAGCCTGGCGTACGAGTTTCTGCGCTCGCGCGCGGCGCTGGCTGAGCTGCAAACTCTGGTGGGCTTTTACAACCTGCGCGGCGGGCCGTTCGACAGTTTTCTGTTCACCGACCCCGACGACTGCGCCGTGGCCGATGAACTGTTCGGCGTGCAGACTGGCGCGCTCACCACCTTTCAGCTGGGGCGGGCCTTTGGCGGCTTTTATGAGGCCCTGCGAGACTTCAACGGCACGCCCTTGCTGAAGGTGGCCGGGGTGCCCGTGGTCAACCTGCTGGCGCCCTATGCCAGCTTCGAGGCCGACACCAACGCCGACGGCCTGGCCGATGGGTGGAGCACCTATTCCGCCGGCACCACCGGCAAGGTCACCTACACCCGCATCGGCTCGGGCGCGGTGGACGGCACGTACAAGCAGCGCCTGCAGGCGTCCAACCTGGGCACCACGTTGGGGGACATCGTGGGCGTCTATCGCGCCGCGCCTGTGGTGGCCGGGGTGCCCTACACGCTGTCGGCGTCGTTCGGCACGGCCACCGGCGCGCCGCACGGGGCGCTGTGGATCAACTGGCTGAACGGGTCGGGCGGGTACATCAGCACGTCGTCGGACGTGAGCATTTCTTCGCTGGGCACGCTCACGCGCTACAGCTACACCGCCACCGCTCCCACTGGCGCCGCCAGTGCCCACGTGTACCTGATGATGCACACGCTCACTGGCGGGCCCGGCCTGGCCACGCTCGACGTGGACGCGGTGCAGTTTCAGCCCGGCAGCGCGGCAACGGCCTTCAGCAACTACACGGCCAGCATTGCCGCCAATGGCGTGGTCACCTTCAACGTGCCGCCGCCCGACGGCGCGGCCATGACCTGGACGGGCGCCTTCTACCGCCGCTGCCGCTTCGAGGGCGACCAGCTGGACACCACCAAGTTCATGCGCGACCTGTGGGAAGCCAAGAAGGTGGAGCTGCTGAGCGTGCTGGCATGAGAACAGCGCTGTGGGAGACCAGCACCGGCGCCCTGGCCGCGCTGCTGAACAGCGGCGCCCCCCTCACCAAGGCCGACCTGTTCACGTTGACGCTGGCCGCCGGCACCGTGTACCGCTGGAGCGGGTGCGACGTGGCCCTGTCCGGCGGTGGCAACACCTGGACGCTGGGCCCGGGGCTGAAGCGCACGGCGGTGAAGTTCGCCACCGGCGTGCAGACCAACAGCATGACAGTCACCGTCACCGACAACGTGGGCACCACCATCAGTGGCAACGCGCTCATCCCCTTCATACAGCGGGGCGGGCTGTATGGCGCGCGCATGCAGGTGGACAAGGCCTTCTGGGGCGTGGCCGACGCCGGCCCCGTGGGTGCGCTGTTGTGGTTTGAGGGCCGCGTGGCCGACACGGTATGCGACCGCTACGGCGCCGAAATCACCGTGAACAGCGACCTGGAGCTGCTGGACGTCATGGTGCCCCGCAACGTCTATCAGGCCGGGTGCCTGAATACCCTGTTCGACAGCGCTTGCGGCCTGAGCCAGGCCAGCAACACCGTCACCGGCACGGCGGCCACTGCGCTGGACGCCACGGGCACGCTGTTCGGCACCGTCATGAGCCAGGCCAACCACTTCTTCGACCTGGGCGTGGTGACCTTCACTACGGGGCTGAACGCGGGCATCAGCCGCACCGTCAAGGCCTACTACTACGGCACGCTGTGCGGCATGACCGTGGTGCAGCCCTGGCCCTTTGCGGTGGCCGTGGGCGACGCCTTTGCGGTGTACCCCGGGTGCGACAAGACGCAGCCCACGTGCACCAGCAAGTTCAGCAACCTGGTGCACTTCCGCGGCATGCCGTACATACCTGTGCCAGAGACCGTGGCATGACCAGCGACCGCGAACAACTGGCCCTGGAGGCCCGCAGCTGGCTGGGCACGCCCTACCACCACCACGGCCGCGTGAAGGGCGTGGGCGTGGACTGCGCCATGCTGCTGGCCGAAGTGTTCGAGCGTTGCGGACTTATTGATCGGCCCGAGCCAGGGTTCTACCCGGTGGACTGGCACGAGCACCGGCGCGAGGAGCTGTTCATCGGCTGGATCGAGAGCTGCGGCGCGCGCGAGACCGAGTCGCCCGCCGTGGGCGACGTGGCGGTGTTTCGCTTTGGCCGCACGTACAGCCACGGCGCCATCGTGGTGGCGCCCGACCTACAAATGGTGCACGCGCTGATCGGCCGTGGCGTGGTGCTGGTGCGGCCCACCGAAGCCCCGCTGCAAGGCCGCGCGTGCCGCTTCTATACCGTGTTCGGGCAGGCGGGGTAGGGCATGGGCGGCAGCAGCACCATCAACACCAGCGGCACCCGGCTTGAGGCGCTGACGCTGCAAAGCAGCGCCTACGGGGTAACGCTTTCGCTGGCCTACGGCGTGTGCCGCGTGGCGGGCAACCTGCTGTGGTACGGCGGTTTCAGGGCCAACACGGTGACGCAGAGCAGCGGCAAGGGCGGCGGGGTCGAGACGCAGAGCTACAACTACACCGCCGACCTGGTGATGGGCCTGTGCGAAGGGCCGATCACCGGCATCAACAACATCTGGAAGGGCGACGCCTTCTTCAGCGGCGGCATCACCGGCGGCCTGGTGGCCACGGTGACCGAAACCTACACCATGCCCACCAGCGGCAGCACCACCTACACGGTGGCGCACGCGGCGGCATTCCGCAGCATGGTGGGCGTGCGCTGCACCACCGGCGCGGGCGATGCGCAGGGGGTGGACACGCTGGCCCTGGGTACCGACTACTCGGTCAGCGCGGGCGTGCTTGTTTTCACGGCCGCGCGCTACCGCGGGCTGAGCCTGTACGTGACCTACCAGTACCTGACCGACGCGCTGCCCCTGCCCGCCTTGCAGCAGCTGGGCCTGACGCTGGTGCCCGGCAACATAGGGCAGGCCCCGTGGAGCGGCCTGGCCAGCTACGGGGCGCAGAGCATTGGGTACAGCGGCGTTGCGTGCGTGGCGGCCACGGGCTACGGCCTGGGCACCGGCGCGCAGATGCAGAACCACAACTTCGAGATCGTGGGGCCCATGGCCTACCACCTGGGCAGCACGGTGCCCGACGTGGACCCCAGCCTGGTGCTGCGCGACGTGCTGTCCAACGCCCGCGCGGGCGCGGCCTTCCCGCCCGGGCGGCTGGACGACTGGGCGCAGTGGAGCGCGTTCTGCGTGGCCAGCGGACTGCTGGTAAGCCCGGCCATGACGCAGCAGACCCGGGCCAGCGACATCGTGGACCAGGCCTGCAAGCTGACCAACACCGCCGCCGTGTGGAGCGGCGGCCGCCTGCGCATGGTGCCGTACAGCGACACCAGCGCCACTGGCAACGGCGTGACGTACACGCCCAACACCACGCCGGTGTATGCGCTGAACGACGACTGTTGGGTGGCCGGCACCCCACCGCTGAAGGCCACGGCCAAGGCCCCGGCCGACCGGTACAACCACGTTCGGGTGCAGTACAAGGACCGTGCCAACCAGTACGCGCCGGCCATTGCCGAGGCCAAGGACCAGGCCGACATTGCGCAGTTCGGCCTGCGCAGCGCGGCTGTGTTTGACGCGCCGTGGATCTGCGACGGCGCCGTGGCGCGCCAGGTGGCGCAGTTGCTGCTGCAGCGCAGCCTGTTCGTGGTGACCAAGTACGAGGCCACGCTGCCCTGGCATTTTTCGTTGCTGGAGCCCATGGACCTAGTCACCCTGACCGACACCGGCCTGGGGCTGGTGGCCAAGGCCGCACGTGTGCTGGACATTGCCGAAAACGCCGAGGGCGACCTGAAGTTCACCTTCGAGGAATACCCCGCCGGTGTGAGCAGCGCGGCCATCTACCCGCACCAGGGCGGCGACGGCTACCAGGGCGACTACAACGCCAGCCCCGGTGACGTGGATACGCCCGTGGTGTTTGAGGCGCCGGCGGCGCGGTCGCTGTCGGGCCTGGAACTGGGCATTGCCGTGCGCGGCAGCGGCGCCAACTGGGGCGGCTGCCAGGTGTGGGTGAGCCTGGACGGCAGCAACTACCGCCAGGTGGGCACGGCCATCGGCGGCGCGCGGTACGGCAGCCTGAGCGCGTCTGTGGGCGGGGGCGCCAGCGTGCTGAACGTGGCGGGCCTGGGCAGCGCGCAGCTCATCAGCGGCAGCAGTGCCGACGCGGCCCGTCTTTCGACCTTGTGCTACGTGGGCGGCAGCAACCCCGAATACCTGGCGTACGAGACCGCCACGCTGACCGGTGCAGGCGCCTACACCCTGGGCGGCCTGGTGCATGGCGCCTACAACACCAACAGTGGCGCGCACACCAGCGGCGACCCGTTTGTGCGGGTGGACGACCGCATCGTGTACAGCGGCGAGCTGGACGTGGGCTACGTGGGCCAGACGGTGTATATCAAGTGCACCAGTTTCAACCTGGTGGGCGGGGGGCAGCAGGGCCTGGCTGACGTGTCGGCCCACACCTACACCGTCACCGGCGCCATGGCCGCGCTGCTGCCCGGCCAGGCCGGCAAGGGGCTGGATCTGAAGGCCAGCGCGCTGACCTTCCAGGTGCCGCTGACGGGCAGCATCAGCCCGGCCAGCATCACCCTCACGGCGCTGCGCAAGGGCGTGCTGCAGGGCACCGTGAGCTGGAGCGTAGTGGCCGGCACGGTGACGCTGGCGGGCAGCGGCGACACGCGCACCATCGACCCCGCCACGCTGAGCACCGACACGGCCACTGTGCAGGCGTCTGTGACCGACGCGGTGGCCACCTACCTGGCGCAGGTGACGGTGGCCAAGGTGCGCGATGGGGCCACCGGGGCGACAGGGGCCAGCGCCCCGCTGCTGACGCTGCTGTGCACGGCCCAGGCCTACACGTACAACGCCGCCGGCACGGCCAACCCCAGCACGCAGACCGTGAGCTTCACGGCGCAGCTGGCCAACCTGTCGGGCACGGCCACCTTCGCGGCCGCGCTGTACGACGCCAGCGGCAGCAGCATCGGCACGCCCACCATGGGCGGCAGCGGCAACACACGCACGCTGACGGTGGCGCAGTTCAGCACCGCGCAGTACGCGGTGGTGAGCGCGAGCCTGAGCGGCTACAGCGACCGGGTGACGGTGGTGCGGCTGCGCGACGGCAGCAATGCGGTGCAGGGCGTGCTGACGAACCAGAGCGTGGCCGTGGCTGCCGACAGCGCGGGCACGGTGGCCAGCTTTGCGTCGGCCGGCGGCACCTTCGAGGTGTGGAACGGCGCCACCGACGTGACGGGCTCGGGGCCCACGTACAGCGTGGTCAGCAGCAGCAGCGTCACCATCAGCATCAACAGCACCACGGGCGTGTACACGGTCAGCGCCATGGCGGCCGACCTGGGCAGCGCGGTGCTGCGGGCCGCATATGGCGGCGTCAACATCGACAGGCCCTACAGCATCAGCAAAAGCAAGGCCGGCACGCCTGGCGTGACGGTGCTGCTGGCGGGGTCGATTTCGTCATCCGTCACCTACAGCACCACGGGGTAAGCACATGGCGAGCAGTGGCAGGGTGGTGGAGCTGAGCTTTGTGCCAGATGTGGCGGGCACGGTGAAGGTGTCGGGCGCGTTCAATGCCGAGGGATCGGGGTCGGACTGGGGTGCTGGCCACAACGCATCGGCGTTTTGCGAGCAGAGCGGCACCACCACCTATGGGGGTGCGACAACGCTGGGCAACGCGCGTGCTTCGTACCCGGTGCTGGCCACGTTTGCGGTGACGGCGGGGTCGCTGGTGAAGGCGGGCCTGTACGGCAGCGTGAGCGGTGCGGCCAGCCTGACCTTCTACACCGCGAATGTGGTGGTTGAGTTCATTCCTAACTGAGAAACCCATGCGAAAAACCGACGTTCTTGCTGCCGCGCGTGCAATCAGCCGCGGGGCGCGCGGCTGGCTGGCATCTGTGGCTGTGCTGCTGGACAGCGTGGCGCCGGCCGTGGCCGCCGACCGCGACCCGCTGGAAATCCCGCTGCGGCAATATGCCTACCTGCTGGGCATTGCGCTGCTCGGCGGGCTGGTGAGCTGGTACAGCAAGGTCCAGGCCGGCGCGATGCGGGCCTGGAGCCTGACGGCGCTGATCGGCGAACTGGCCACGAGTGCGTTCGCCGGGCTGCTGGCGTTTTGGCTGTGCGCCTGGAGCGGCACGCCGCAGCTGGTGACGGCTGCGCTGGTGGGCATTGCAGGGCACATGGGCACGCGAGCGATCGCCGCGTTTGAACAGTGGGCGCAGGAGCGGTTTGGGAAAGGTGCGCCACCGCTGCCGCCGACATGA